CTGAGTACTGCCATCGTTAGTCACCTCAAGAGCGGCGACCGATTACGAGGAAAGTTCCAGCCTTTGCAGTACCACCGGCTTGACCGGGGGTAATTGTGATTGTTGTGCCTGCGAAGACTGCCAAATCAGTCATCTTTGTGACGACTGCATCGGATTCGTCAGCATTTGAACCTTCTTCGACTGGTTGGTCGTGAAGGGACGATGGATTGACGATGATTGCGTCGATGCTGGAAAGCCTGTCTGCCAATGCGATAGTCACTGCACCTGCACCATCTCCAGCAGTATAACTGCCTGTGACAATCATTCGGTCACCGAAAACGGTTGGTCGAGGGTCGATTGTTGCTGTTGTGTTAGCCATTATTGTTCATCTCCTGTTGTTGGTTCTGGTTGTGCCTCTGCGGGTTCTTCTGCGACTGTCGCAGGTTCTTCCGGCTCTGGTACAGGCTCTGGTGCGGGTTCTGGGTTAAGAACATTTTCGACCATGCCAAGGAGGGTTGCTTTGGTTGCATACTTGCCAACCGTTGCACCGTTGTCCTTTAGCCAAGCCGTGATGTCCTTTCGTGTCCATCCCTCATCAGGTAAGCCATCTTCACCGAGGTCTGTGGTCACAGGTTCTGGGTTGTCGCCTTCGATTCTCCACCATTTGGCAGAGAACCGGTGACGGTATTCGTTCAAGAACTCCTGTGTCACTTCCAACGGTTGCTGGCGAATCGCCACCAATCGTGTACAAGGAACCCTTCGTTCATAGAAGGGGCCCAGTGAAGTCACCGTAGGCACTTAACCACCTCAAGCCACAATCATCCAGCAAGTCACAAGTGCATCCGAGGTGCCAGTGACTGTAAATTGAGCAACACCTGCTGTGATGTTCTTCAAAGTCACAGCGGCTGATTCCGTGCTGTTGTCGCCAACAATCACGGCCAAAATCTTGGTTGCATCTCCTGAAACGGTGATGGTTTCGTCATTGACCAATTTCGTTGTGAATTGACCGCAAACTAATTTTGCACCGGCTGTTGCGTTGGTAGTATTGGTGTTCTTTGCTTGGAAACCAGAAATTGAGCCGGGGTAAGACCCAGCCGCCGCACCGCCGTCAAGCCATGCTGTGTCGGTTTCCAAAGTTCCTGCATAAAGGTCGAGAGTAAAACTCTCAGTAAATGCCGCGCTTCCACTTGGTGTGTATGTTATTCCCATATTTGTTCATCTCCATATTTTTTTGTTCACCATCAATCTCAAGACAAATCTCGGATTGAACCATGACCTCCAAAGAAAGTTGTCCAGACTTCACCCATTGTTCGGTAAAGTCCCTCTTGACCGAGGCGGTTAATGGCGAATGGGTCACCGGTTTCAATACCAGACTCGTAGTACTGAGTTGGTTTTGCAACACTAAAGTGAAGGTAGTCAGTGTCCAAGAAGTACATTCGGCTGATGCCGTCTGCTGTGACATCCTTGGATGGGATGATTGGGACACCGTTGTAGGTAGCGACGATGAATCCGGCTTCGATACCGGGGACACCCTTGACGCCGCCCATGGTTGGGGTCACACGCTTTTCTTCCATGAACCGCTGTTGGCTCTGGAGGAGTTGTTGCAGGCGCATCAAAGTGTCATATCCTGTGAGGATGACCTTTGGATTGCCACCACGGACCCAAATCTTCTGGAAGATGTCGTCGATGTGGTCGAGGCTGAGAACACGCTCAGTCAGCGAAGCGTCAGTTGCGACATTGACTTCTGCGTCAGACCAAGTGTTTTGATTTCGGTCGATGCTGTAAATGTCAAGGTCAGATGCGGCGCTCACATGCGCAGTGTTCGTGGTTTGTGAACCAGCGCCGACTGGGCCGGTACCGGTGCTGTCCATGGTGCTTGAAGCAGTGATTCGGTCCAAGGACTCGTAATCGTTGCCAGCAGGAGTGTCAACATCTTGCAAAAGCATCTTGTTGATTTCCTCTGCGTGGTGCTTGCCCATTTCCTCTTTGAGGACGGAGCGGATGTCACCAAGACCGTCATCCTTGTCGTTAAGGAAGATTGCAACTTCGCTCATGTCGAAGGTGTGTGCAATGGTCTTTGGCTTTGCGGCCACATGTTGGAAGACAGGCTTGGTGGTTTCTGGAAGTGTTCCATTCTCAGCAATGCCGCCACCCTTGGTTGAGTCAGGGCGAGCGGTCACGACACGCCATCCAGAGCGGTCCCAAGGTTTCTTGGGCAAAATGCTGAATGCGTTGAATTCTTGGTTGAGTTGGGACCACACTTTGCGTCCGTAGATTGCTTGGTAGGTACCAGCAGTCGTCGAGAGCATTGGTGCGTCAGCCTTCAGAAGTTCACTACCGGAGTATGCGTAGCCCATGTTTGAGCCTGCACCGTAGTAGTAGCGTTCCATATCGTTAATTGTTCGTAGGTAATTTCGTGCCATATATTATTCCTCCTCATTCAAATGCTTTTCCCGCAAGACTGTGAACTTCGTCCCAAGACATGTTTGCGAGGTCTTCAGTTGAAGGGACATTGATGGATGGTGCGGCGGCCGACTTGCGGATGCTTGC